AACCTGATCCAGCGCTTAATAGGTTAATTGCTGTCACGCTACCATTAGAAACATAATTATTAATGGAATACAAACCCAAACCATTAGCAGAAGTAGGTACTGATGTAATGATCGTGTTGGGGGGTATATTTGTGCCTGTGACGGCTTGACCAACCACCAAAGGCCCTGAAATGATGCCTGTGACGTTGATCTGATACCCTGAGACGTTACCAATAAACGATGTGGTAATAAAGGTGCTGATATAAATACTATATCTATTTACCCCGTCTGTGATCATTACATACAGGCCATTGTCAGCAATACCGACTCGACCTGTTGTGGTTGTTAGGCTACCTAGACTGAACGTGTTACCAGAAGTGTCAATTGCGTACACGTTAGCGCCACATATCGCTATCAGGTACTTACCACCAGATATGGTGCGTAGTCCTCGAATCTCAGCGTTGCCTAAATTGGTGAATAAGGTAAGACCAGGTGTAGGGTAGAGAGCAACAACACCTCTTTGGCCTGGTTGCTTAAGTGGGTCAACTTCAGGCCGAAAGTTAATACACTCCTGATCATCTTGGTAGATTGATGGAGAAGTGTACGATGGGCCAACAAACCCAAAGTCCATTATAGGCCTGCCTTTGCAATGAGTTCTTGTACTGCTTGGATCAAATATACCATGACAAAACTATTATCAACAGTCTGATAAACAGGTTTGCCGTTTTCATCTACCGCTGTTGCACTACCATTGACCGCTGTGGGAACTACCGCTTGGAGTTCGTCAGCAATAAAGCCAACGTCTGCTTCATTGCTAGAAATCCACTTAAATGAGCGTGGTGTCAAAGCCTTGATCTTAGAAATACCTACGCCAGACGATAGTGTTTCAATGTCAGTTTTTAGCCTACGATCTGAAGTTGTTCCATAGGTTGTAGTTGAACCATTTGTGCTAATTGCACCTACTGGAGTAATTGAACTAGGTGATCCATAACCAAAGAAAATAAGGTTACTGCTTGTACTAGCCACCACCGCAGCGATAGCGTTACTTGAAGAACTGCTTACATACGCACCAAAAGCATTACTTGAAGACGCCGTGGATTGTGTGTACAACTCTACAGTATTGGCAAATGTACTAGCCGAACCAAAGTAAGATGCGCCTGTAATCGCCAAGCCGCCTGAATAACTGTTACCGACCGCACAAACCGATGCTAGGCTAGGTACAGTTCCTGTAGGCGTTGTCCATTGCCCATTGTTGTTCAAGAAAGTCGATGTATTGCCAGCAGGAGCAGAAATACCATAACCATTCCAATTAAACGTGCTAGACAAGTACAAATTAGACCAAGCATAACCTGATGCCCCAAGGGTCAGAGCATTGTTACTAGCAGGAATAAATGAAGAGTTGTACAAGTAAACTTGAGTCGTATTGTTTCCAATACCGATAGTGCTTGCTGACGCTCCGATTCCATAAGTAGTACCAGCAGGGCCACTAGATGAAACCCCAACACCCACACCACCGAATGTAGAGTTAGTCGTAGTTGTGATACCGCCTGAATAAGTGCTACCAGCAGTCGCTACTTGTTGCAAAGTAGGTGTCGCTGCCGTCACAGTAGCCCAAGTACCATCACCCCTTAAATAGGTGCTAGAAGACGCTGTGCCAGTTCCTAGGTTAGCTGTGGGCACTTGGCCTGACCAACTAACAGAAAGCGTGCCATTAGACGTTAAAGGGCTACCAGAGACTGAGAATCCTGTTGGCATTGATAGACCAACTGAGGTCAAACCAGTACCTGAACCGCTTGGTACAACCCATGAGCCTTGGTTGTTCAAGAACTTAGTAGCATCGCCTGTAGATGTATTAGGTGCTGTTATTGTCGCATTGTTCCAATAAAACGTACCAGCTACACCCAAAGATGACCACAATGAAGCAGGAGCACCCAAAGCAATACCGCTATTACTTGATGATCCATTGGAGTAAGGTAAGAAAGCAGCGCCTGATAAAAGAACTGTGTAAGGTGTGCTTCCACCAAAGTTGCTTTGGATACCGACATAATTACCAGTTGAAGTAATACCATATACAGTAGTACCTGATGGAGCATTTAGCTGGTTACCAATACCTACACCACCAAATGATGCGTTACCAGTTAAGGTGTTAGACCAAATGCCATCACCACGCACAAAGGATGCGTTATTAGGTGTTCCACTAGCTAGATTAGCCACAGGAATTTGACCTGACCAAGTAAGTGCCAAAGTTCCACTTGTCGTAATGGGTGAGCCTGAGACTGCTAAACCTGTTGGGACACTAAGAGCAACTGAAGTAACTGTGCCACTTCCACCACCACCGCCTGATGGGGTTGCCCAAGTACCATCGTTTCTTAGAAATGTGGTTGTTGAACCTGTGGGAGCTGCAATAGAGTATCCACCCCACACCGCTGTTGTGAAAGTGATCGAGTTATTAGGAAAAATGCCGGAATAAACAGTCGAATTAACATCATTAAGCCACGATGACCTGATAACTGTTGTGCCGTCAATAAATGTAGTAGATGCCATTAAATGAAGCCCCCATGTAAGATAAACCCAGCATCCCTAGTCTTAGTGGATGTGAGTACATTGTCATAACGTGCCAACTGGACAGGTCGCATATTCGTACGCTTAATCGTACTCTTACCTTGGGCAGCGTAACTCTGAATCATGCCGATTTGGACCGGACTAGCCTTACCATACATAGGCATTAGTCTTTCGGCTAAACACCATCTTAAAGCCATGTTATAGCCTTCTGGAAGTGCCATAACGTCATACATGGATGTGTTTCTAGTGAAAATGTTGTCCGCAAACAAATGGACTTCACCTTGCGCTGGGTTAGGCCATAAAAAGATATTGCCCAATATTTCTGTGGGTTGATAGTAAACCGCTTTAGGCCAAGGGCCGTTAAGAGTTTTCAAACCGATCATTTCGTACTCTTCAACATTGAGCACAGAAACAGGGTAATCTAGTCCACCGCCTGTAATAGCAACCCCATTTGAGGTCGTATTAACACGCACAAAAGCACTATTTAACATAAGTGGGCGCTTATAGTAGCCCACAATCGTAGTCGATGCGACAGTTTGGCTTACATTAAGTAAGTAAGTGCCCGCTTCCAATACTTGCCCACCAGCGCCTGTGCCAAATCCTACAATGGTCGTGCCTGGCGTGATGCCAGTTCCACTCAAAACCATGTTCATTGAGACCGCACCGCTATTAATGGATGTGACTGTGAGCACATTTCCACTTATTGAACCTACAAAATTGGCCTGAATTGTGCCTGTAGGGCCAATGGAGTATTGGGTTTGACCAGGTGTTACGTTAAATACTATTTCTGTCTTGTAAAAGACCATCATAGACTCGTTAGACCATTGATCTAACATATCTTGCAGCATATCAAAAGCGTCTTGTGCTGCTTCTGGCGTGGGTATTTCGCCAGCTTCTAATGCGCCTATGTCTTTTAACGCTCTGCTAATGATGTCTATGGGTTGTGTCATCTTTATCCACCGAAAGGTTTAAAAGTGTTGAAAACCCAAGGCAAAGCAGTTTTATCCTTTTGCACTAGCTGTTTTTCTAGGTTAGATTGTATGATATTTACACCATCTTGGGTAGTTTCTGCAATTATCCAATCAATAATATTTTGTTCTTTTACCTCTTTTAAAGGTGTTTTGAGGACTGGATTTGCAAATTGATGTGTTCCTTGTTGCTCAACTGTGTTTGTGCCATCAGTTAAAGAAACAAAAAACTCAGCATGGGTAATCAAATCCCCATCAGTTTCTATTGATAGTATTTTAAAATTCATGCAACCAAATCCCATGCTTTAGTGGATTCGTTCCATGTATAACGCTTAGGTGCGTCTGGTGTTCCTACATCAGTTGGATAAGGAATTGGTGAATCCCATAAGCAAGTTGACTCATTCAAGACCCAAGATGCGTATGGCTTGGGAGGAATGAAAGCATCTCTGCCAGCGTCATAGGTGTATCCAAGGCCAGCGTAATTCTTACGAAAAGGCGTGCCACCCAATGTGTGAACACCGCCATGCGTGTTGTAACTGGTTTGTTTCCAGTTGCCACCAATCAATCGTTGGCAAAATGCAATACCAATGGATTCCATGTGATTGCCTTGAGCATCAGCCGTGTCAGCGTCTGCCACCACAATCACTTGGGTAACAATGTTGTTTGAATCAATTCCTGCAAAATGTGCCATCATCTTCCCCCTAATTCTTTAATCTGTTCGTCAGTCCAAATGGTATTGATTGAGTCTTCAAAAGCCTTTATCTTTTCCATTGTTGCATCTATTTCTTCCCATGTTGGACATGGTCTTGGATCATCCCAAATGGTAATGTCACGATTGCTAATCTGCCAAGTAGCATTTGGTCTAAGTAATTGCATGGCAGAATCAATGCCATAGAGTTGATAAATTTTTACCATGACAAAATCACAATTCCTGATCCACCATTACCGCCCGCATATTGTGAAGAATCGTTAGTCGATGCTCCACCACCACCACCACCAGTATTAGCAGTTCCAGCATTTCCATTTCCACCATTTGTAGTGCCAGCATTACCACCACCACCAGAACCGCCCGATCCAACAGTTCCACCATCATAAGTGCCTCCACCTCCTCCTCCAGCATAGGTTACGCTAGAGCCAGAATATGAATTGGCTGTGCCACTTCCACCATTGCCACCAACTGAACCAGCTCCATTTCCACCTATAGCATTTGCACCACCACCACCACCAGCGCCATAATTAGATCCACCTGTGGATCCATTTCCACCAGAATTTCCTTGTCCAGATGTACCTGAAGCTCCAGTTGTACTAGTTACGCCTGTTCCTCCACCGCCAGAGCCACCCGAAACTGAAGCATAATAAGTAGAATTATCAGCTCCACCACCATAACCACCACCAACTGCTCCAGTTGATCCATTGACTAATGATCCAAATTTTGAGTTTGTTCCTGATGTTCCAACATACGCTGTTACACCAGTTCCACCAGCACCAATAGTAATTGTATAAGTATTACCAGAAGTAACACTTAATCCTGTGCCAGTAAGGAATCCACCAGCACCACCGCCACCGCCTGTTCCTCTAGAAACCCCTACTCCACCACCTGCACCTCCACCACCCACTACCAAATAATTAACACTTGATACGCCTGTAGGTGCAGTCCATGAACCTGAACCAGTAAAAATAGCAGTTCTTGTTGTGCTTGGTACTTGATAAGAAATGATAACTACGCCAGAACCACCAGTAGTGCCGTTGTAACCAGCACCACCGCCACCTCCTGCACCGCCCCCAGTATTGGCTGAACCTGCAACTGCAAGAGGAGAACCACCTTGACCACCATTACCACCACCACCTGTTCCACCAGTTCCATAAGGTTGTGCTGTGTATCCTCCTCCACCACCACCCCCAGCATAATATACAGTTGTTCCTGTAATAGTAGAAGACAATCCAGCACCACCATTACCAGCTTGGCTACTTGTGCCTGCTACTCCTGCTGCATTAGCACCGCCTCCACCTCCACCACTAGCACCACCAACTGCTACACCTCCATTACCACCTGAATTTCCTTGACCACTAGTTCCAGATGCTCCTGTGCCTGTGTTGCCATTCCATCCCGCACCACCGCCACCAGAACCTCCTGATGCACCATTAGAATGACCGCCTCCACCACCACCACCTACTGCTCCAGTTGAGCCATTAACAAGTGAACCAAAGGTAGAGTTACCACCATTTCCACCAACTACTGTAATGCTAGTGTTTGTTGTCCCACCTGCACCAACAGTGATGGTGTAAGAAGTACCAGGAGTTACTGATAAATTTGTACCAGCTAAAAATCCTCCTGCACCACCGCCTCCACCTCCATCAGCACCACTACCACCACCACCAGCAACAACTAAATAGTTAATGCTAGTAACACCAGCAGGAGCAGTCCAACTGCTTGTGGAATTAAATTGCTGAATTACTGTTGAATAAGTAACTGCTTTTTTTGCCCCACTAAAGAAAAAATTAGGTGCGCCAAACATATTATGCAAACGCCTGTGCGTAAGTGCCATACCAAACAGAGTTAATACATACAAACGAAAGTATGTCTAAGCCTGTGGAAGCAGTTGTTGTGATTGTGGGTGCTGTGCCACTAGGCCACTTAACCCCAGTAAACGTAGCAGTTCTAGAACCTGTGCCATCTTGAATTAACTTTAAAATAAACGATGTGCCTGACGTTGCAGTTGGCATGGTAAACGTACAGTTACCAGTCAATGTGTAGCTAAGAACAGTTCCTGAAGACAGAGACAAAGTAACTGCTGTACTTGAATTAGTCAAAGCAGGAGCAGTCTCTAGATACGATGTGATCGTAGGATTAGTTAAAGTCTTGTTGGTAAATGTCTCAGTACCTGCCAAAGTAGCCAAAGTGCCTGTTGTAGGCAATGTTACGTTGGTGTTTGCTGTGACTGTTAACGTAGTGGTAAATGCACCTGAAGTGGTAAATGAACCACCCAAAGTGATGGTATTTGAACCATTATTTACCCCAGTTCCACCATAAGTAGCACCAATAACTGATCCATTCCATGTGCCAGTTGTGATAGTACCTATGGATGCTAGGCTAGACAAAGTGGTAACTGCTGTGTTAACCAATGTGCCTGACGTTGGCAAAGTAACAGAAGTGTTGCCAGTTGCTATAAATGTCTGTGTGTAAGCACCTGAATGAGTCACATTACCAGCCAAGGACAAAGTACCTGTGCCAAACGTCAAACTTGACCCTGAACCACTAAAAGCAGTTGTTGTTAGTGTTCCTGTGCTTGGGTTGTACTGTAACTTAGTAGAACTTGTGTAAATCGTTGACAAAGTGCCTGATGTTGCACTTGTAAAGTTCAGATATCGAGTGCTATTTGTACTCGTATCGTCAGTAATCGTTGTGCTTGAAGCAGTTGATGCCCATGTAGGAACACCACCTGCAAGGGTTAAAACATAGCCATTTGTGCCAGCAGAGAGCTTAGACAAGGTATTTGTAGCACTTGCATACAAAATGTCACCTGTCGCATAAGTTGTCTGCCCAGTTCCACCATAAGTAGCGCCAATCGCTACGCCATTCCAAGTTGTATTGGTGATCGAACCAGCCCAATTTAGGGTATTTGTCGACCAAGAAGCGTTAGATGGTGCTCCATAGTGGTAATCCCAAGTACCTGCAGCCACACTATTCGTTAACAAAGTTAAGGTTACAAACCCGCCACTCGGCACGGAAACAATCAATGTCCCTGAGTTGTTGTTAATAGTAATAGCACCGCTAGTTTGGTTGTTGTTGAATGTGTAAATAATCCCTGCGCTTAAAGTCGTGGCATCAGGCAATTTAAATGTCTGACCACCTGACCCTGTCACCACCCAATTAGGGGTTGAACTAGCCAATAATGTGGTCGTTGTGCCCGCTGCTGCAGTATTTGTAAACCCAGCGTAAAAGATGTTAGCAGTGGCGTTAGCGTTAGTGTCTCTTAAAACCACGCTAGAAGCGCCAGAACTAGAAGTAACACCTGTACCGCCATTAGCGACTGCAAGAGTTCCTGCTAGGGTTACAGCGCCTGTTGTGGCTGTGTTTGGGGTTAAACCTGTCGTTCCAGTACTAAAAGATGATACTGTGCTGATATTACCCCAAGATGGTATTCCACCAGAGAGTGTCAAATACTGGCCATTAGACCCAGCCGCCAAAAATGACGTTGTCCCAGACCCTGTTTGGTAAGGTAAAGAACCATTAGCACCACCTGTTAGGTTAGTAGCCGTGGTAGCTGTGGTTGCAGTAGACGCATTACCTGTCAATGCGCCCACAAATGTTGTTGTGGTTAGCGTGTTGCTAGATGGGTTAAATGTTAACCCTGTGCTGACGTTCTCTTGGGTAATTACACCGCTTGTAGCACTTGTAAACGCTAAATAGCGTGATGCGTTAGTGGTAGTGTCGGTTACGATGGTTAAACCAGACCCACCTTGCGCCCAACTGACGTTAGTTCCATCAGTTTTTAGGAAATAACCAGCATTTCCTGTTTGACTAGGCAATAGGTTAGTCAAAGCACCAGCAGAAGATGTAGCGCCTGTACCGCCTGATCCAACCGCTAAAGTACCACCAATTGTGATTGTTCCGCTAGATACGATAGGGCCACCAGAAGTGGTTAATCCTGTTGTACCGCCTGATACTTGAACGCTCGATACACCGCCCGCAGCACTCGTAAATGGCAAGCCAGCAGGCCCAATAAACGTAATGAACGATAGTGTAGTTGGGTCGTATAAAGCCTGAACAGGCAATATATTTGTGGTTTGCGTAATACTTACGTTATTTGACATATTGCTACCCAAAAAAGAGGGGGTGATTAGCCCCCTTTAGATCAAGACTGATCGGACATTGGCGTGATGTACAAGGTGCTAGACCCTGTGCCAATTGTAGTAACTGAAAATGAATTAGGAGGTACTGCCACCACCATTGGTGAACTCATACCTACCCCAAGAACAAAAGAATTGCTAGGCGTTCCACTTACAGGCAAGACCGCAGCCGGTGCGCTTGTAGGTGCAATCGTCACAGCAACAACATTGTTACTCGTATTCATAAATCCAGCATAGTTGATCTGGTCGTTATTACTAGGTGCAATGGTTACCGCAGTCGATGAAGATGTGGTAACGCTAATTGCAGTAGTAGGGCCAGCAATTCTAAATACTGAAGTATTAGACATGATTAAGCAGCGTTTGTGGGATAAACATTGCCCTCTAAACGATCAACGCCAAGTGAGTAAACACCTGATGCTGGGGTCGCAGAAGAACCTGTGCTGTTAGTGAATTGGATTGACAAAGTATTCGCAGCAGAAACCCAAGCGTTAGCAATGCCAACACCAGTTATTTGAGCACCTTGCAAGCAAATATTCACAAAGTCATTGACCATGAGGCCAGGGATTGTGAATGTTTGTGTAGCTTGTGATCCAGAAACAGCCGCTGGGGTCAATGTGGGATATATTAGGAAAGAATTGAGAATGTTACCTCTCAAAATTGTGGTTTGAAGTGACATATAAACTCCTTTGATTAATTGTATCTTAAATGCGAAAAAAGCCACCCCTTTTGAGGATGGCTTCTTCTTATTTACTCACGAATTAGGGTAAAAACGTGAGGTCATAGCCGTAAACAAATACGTCACAAGTCGCTGCAATCGTAGTACCAACATTAACATAAATGTTAGATACGTTAGAAATAGCGGTGTTTGCATTTGTTGCAGAGCTGATAGTCACATAAGAACCACCTGTGTTGCTAGTTAAAGCAGCGGTAGTCAATACTGTTGAACCTGTTGCGCCTGGTGCTGTGTACACACCAACAGTAGCTGTAGCAATAGTGGTTGTTGCACCGCTAGAGTTCAAGCCGTTAGTGATGAGTACGCTAACAGGTACAAATTTGCTGACATCTAAAACCACCATTGCTGTGTCACCAGCTTGGGATAGGTTTACTGATTGAGCACTAGCAATCAAACGCAATGCTTGGTTTGTGGCCAAGTTCTGTGGGTGATTGCTTACTGTGGTTGCTGGGCCTGGATTCGCCATAATGTTTTCTCCTTGATGTTAATTAAGCAGCGACACGGCAAGCCAACTCAGGATAGAGCGGGGCCCAGCCATACAACACATCCAAACGGGTTGGGATTGAGTCGTTATTGATGGTGTACTGACGCACAACACGCATTGACAAACCAATCTCTTTATCGCTTGCACGACCTGCAAAATGGACACCTTCAGGCAATTCCAAATCGGCTACTGCCAATGTGAACGCATTGCGGTGCATGATGATATTTTGTGGTGAAACTGTTGATGTAGAAGATACACCAATGTTGTAAGGTGTAACTGCAACGCCTGAAGCAGGAGATGCTGTCACGTTTTGGAACTGACCACCATAGATCAATGCAGGGCTAACAGTCACGCTTGTGTTTCCATTGGTTAGCGAAACTGCTGACTTAACAACAAAGTTACGCAACTTGTTAGAACCATATGCTTGACGATTTTGTGGGTTAACAGCGTACACACCAGCAAAATTGATAACGTCACCAGGATTCAAAGTTCCTGTTGCGGTAGCAGTAATGTTGATAGTGGAGCTAGAAGCCCAGCCACTAGACAAACCTTGGTTAGCACCATTCACAGTAATTGAACCAGGTGTAGAACCAGTCCAATAACCAAAAGATTGTGCAACCACGTTTTGATCGAGTTTCCAGTTCATGCCACCGCTGTCACGGCCCATCAAACCCTTGCGATACTGCTCGCCAATTGCTTCTTGGGGTACAAATAGACCCTTCAAAGAATCAACGATTGTGGCGCTTGTAAAGGGCTCAACGATACATGATCTACGGCCATCACGGGGAGCACCCTCAGAATCCAAGTAGGCTTGGCCTGTTAGGTAAGTGATCAAACCTGTAGGAGGTGTACCTGGTGTTCCAACGATGTTAGAAGTATTCAAGTTAGCCATTGACAAACCATCACGATCAATCTTGTTCGCAATAGCAGCAACAGCGGGCTTCAACACTCGGTCGCTGAACATATCGAGAGACAATGCCAAGTCTTGCGTGGTGAATTGAGTATCAACGTGGAATTGAGTGCTCAAAGTCACAGGTACGCTAGTCTCGTTGAAGTCTTCAACATTCAAAGCCGGGCCTGTTGTCCCGATGAACCTTCCGGGTCGTCTCACATTTCAAACCCTGTTACTTTCGGCATTTCAGCCTACTGACCATTGCTGGCGGGGAAACTTCTTCGAATTTCCCTCTGTGGTTTCATGCTTAGTTATAGCCACAGTTCAGACTATCGCTTACACCTTTCGATGTCCCTCTCACTTAGTCGTTCAGGCTGCTTTCGCTTGCCCCTTGTTGTCCTCTACAGGAGTTCCAAGTCAATCAGAGTGGGTTTAAACACGGCAAATATGATCCTACCGTGTTGCCAATTTTGGCACCGACAACCGCAAACTGCAGGGTTTATAAATCGTCGTAGTTTCTGTCAACTTCACTGGTGAAAGTCAACTCATTTTCCAAAACCATCAACGCTTCGTTGGTGATCTTGGATATCGTAAGCAGATTATTTGCCATGATTTAATCCTTTAAATTAGAAAAAAGTTTTTACCTAATCTTCTTAGCCAATCTTGCTTCTTTCCATTGCTGGAATGTTCCATGAAATTCTCCATTGCTATCAACAGAGTTATCGCTTGGAACGCTAGTAGCACGAATAGGACTAATCGGCTTCGGTGCGTTTGATCTAGTAACAGCCTTCACTTCTTCCTGTGGCGCTTTTTCAAGTCTTGCCTCAATCTTCCCAATCTCTCTAAGAGCACCAATCGTAGATAACCGACCTAGCTTTTCAGCCACTTCGGGATTTTCGGCTAAGTGATATAGGATTCTTGGGCCTAACTCACTCTCGAAAATCGCATCTCTCACTTGGTCGCTCACAACAACCTCGCTAGACGCTATCATGTCATCGTAATCAGGCAATTCTTTCTTAATTTCGTTTTGGCGTTTGTTCCACTCTGCCATTGTTTTGGCACGTTCTTCATTCGCCTTACGCTCAGATTCTTGCCTATCACGCTCTTTTAATGCTCTCTCAGTCGAATACTCTGCCAGAGCCTTTGCGTACTCAAACGCATCTTGGAACTGGTCAGGCTTGGGTTCTTCATCCAAATTTGGTTTGGGTGCGACCTTCGCTTCGAGTTCTTTCAACCTGTTTTCTAGTTCACTAGCTCTTTGACGCTCACGTTCCGCTTCGGCTCGTGCCATTTCACGTTGCTTAGTTATCTCAGAAAACCTTTTTTCGAGCTTATTGGGCTTCGGTTCTTCTGTTACTTTTGGCTCTTCTTGCGCTTCTGGTTCACTCTGTTGAGGTTCTGTAGGTTCTGCAGCTTCTACAGCCTCCTCTTTAGCTAAACCTAGTTTTTGTGCGTAAAATTCACCTGAATTCTCACTTGTGAGCACTTGGCTCGCTTCTTTGTCCGACATAGGTTTCCCTAAGAATTTACCCTATAAGACGTATAGGTACGTTTGTAAGGCAATGTAGCCCTAAATGGTTAATTTGTCAAGAAATTGATTGTGTGGCCTGTTGCGTATAACTATATTGTTCAGCGTTTCTAGCCTGAATTTCTTTTTCAAGCCTAGCCGTGTCCATATGGTGCAACAACAACTCCATAATTGACTCAATTTCGGTCTTGTTTTGGGTCGTTATAGCCCTTGTATTCACATCGTGAACTTTGGCTTCCAACATCGACTCAGTATTGTGTGCTTTTGCCGTCTGGCGCATGAGTTCACGCTGAGTTTCGGCTTGTTGTTTAACGCCTTCAATGTCTTGGCGTTGTTTAATGACCAATTGTAGCTGTTGGAGCTGTTGTTGTAACTGCTGATTTTGCTGTTTAGACACCGCCAATTGCATCTGAACCTGTGGTGGTATCTTAGATTTCTCGTCAATCTGAGACATTGGGTTAGCAGCAGCCAAGCGGTCGGCAATGGTATCAGCGCCTGGGAAGTCCATATTGCGAATAAATAAGTCACCAGCCGTTGCCATGAGGTTTGGATCGGCAGCGAACAAGGGCATCATCGCAGTTACGGCTTCTTGGCGCTTGGAGTTGTAGCCAGGGCCTGTGTCCATCACCACATCATACTCACCGACTGTCACATCATTTAAGATTTTCTGAATGCCAAACTCGTCTGTGCCGGGTGTGTTTAATTTGACTAGATCAGGCTGACCATCGTCTCCAATGATCCGCATAACACGTTCGGTATCGTAGATTTTGGGTACTAGATCAAGAATAATTTTTCCAATATGTCTAATAGAACGGGTCAAATTGTCGTAAAAATGGAAATTTGTGATGTCAACTTGCTGTTGTTGTCCATTTAGCGCTTTGCCTGAGATATTCCCAGTTGGTTGTTGGTTAGGGTCAACAATCCCAATTACCGCCTGTAAATCTTGGGAAATAGCAGCACTAGCAGCCATAATGCCGGCAGGAGGTGCTTCAGGTTGAATGCGTGTAGGAACTGGAGCAGGAACGCCCTCAATGTCCTTTTGCTTGTATCTTAGGACAGGCGCAGACTTGACGTTGGCTTGTGCCCACTCGTTCTCGTGTCCTTCATCCTGACCTTCAGCGAGCAACCACTTAGGCTTAGGCGCTAGGGCAACCGACTCGGTCATTGAAGTTTGCCAGAAGTTATACATCCGCTGTGGGTCTTTGGCCATACGCACTAGACCGAACTTCTTGCGTTTGTTCTCAACGATTAGTTGGTGTCCATAAACAGGAATAATTGGGATAAAACGACCAGGCCATACACCTTCTTCTAGGATTTGCATACCTGTGAGCTTTGCCCAGCGTATTTCTTTCTTAACTGTGTCTCTAGAGTCGATTACAAGGGCTGGATCGCCTTTATATTCGTCTTTGTATACCTTAGTACCATCAGCCAACAATAAGAGCTTAGTGGGCTTTCTAACAGTATAAAAGTATTCAGCTATGCGAATGTCTTCCTTCATTACCCATTCTGCGTTAGTATCCCCTGCTCCACGCTGATTAAACTGCACGCCCTCGTCAGCGTCTGGGTACATTAGTGCAAACTGCTTTTTGCTGATCACCTCGGTAATCAATACCTTTTCAGCGTCTGACCCATCAGGCAATATGCTGTTGGGGTCAAAGTAAACAGTAAAGGGGTTCATAATGGACTTGATGTAGATTTCCTGATCAAAGGAATCTTCACGCACATAGTCTGTACTAACCCTAATAAACCCCCAACCCATGCGAACTGTGTAGTCTGCTGCGTTATCGTAGGCTTGGTCAGCGTCAGAATTGACCTCAATGTGCCTACAAATGCCAGTCAGAATCTCAGCCATCTTCTCATCAGACTCGCTATTAACCCCATGAACCTTGATTCTAGGGCGTTGCTGTCTAATGTTGTTAGTAACCTGTCGACAATATGCGTCTATCTTGTTGATAGTTAGGCATGGTCTAGACTCTAATGTGCGTGAGTTTTGAATCTCTACAGGCCATTGATCGCCAGCACTAAAGCGTAAGTCTTCTAGCGCTTCGGTGCGATTCATCATATCGGCTTCTACGCATAGATGTAAAAACCCTTGGGCATCAGCTATCAGTTCACTAGATTCAAGATCGTCTACCATATTTAACCCATCCAAGAAGATTGAACAATTTGAGGTGCTTTTCTAACACTTTTCTTAGGTTCGCTTATCATCAGTCCAATGTACCTAAAAGCATCAGCACCATGACTATATTGGTCGTGAAGTGGTGTTTTACTAAACATTCCAGTCTCAGGATCAACCTCATAGCGATAGTGCCGGAGAGCTTCCAGCCCTTGATGGCAGTTTTCTCGATCAAAGTAACAGTTGCTAAAAATAGTCCTAGCAGCGTTAATTGAGTCAACAATTGGTACTTTAGGTACTATTCTAGTCTTATATCCTAAATTTCTAACAATTTCTTCTATACTTCTGCCGTTTCCAGCCAATGTTTTGTTCTCGGCATCGTGTGGTAACCACAAAGTATCGTATAAATAACCAAACCCTTGCATCTTATTAAGAATGCTAGTCATTGTCTCTTGGTTAGTCTCAAAATAGCGTACAAGCCTGTTTTCCATGCCCACAAACTGTAAAAACCATACAGCCGTAGCATCAGACCATCCAAGGTCAAAAATAGCGTGTACGGGCTTTGTGGCATCGTATGGGACTTTGGTAATACGCCCATCTAATTCGGCCAGTTGCATCTCTTTGGCAAAGATAGCGCCATCTACTGTTTGCCTACATAAACCTTCCCATACTGTGTTGTAGGCTTCTGGGTCTCTAGCTCTTAGCGAATCTTTCTCTAATCTTAGTGTCTCTGGAAACCAAGGGTTATCTGACCAGTTGACCTTGGCAACTATGGAATTTTCAGGGGGATTGAGAATGAATCTCTGATACGTCTCATCAGTCTCCAATTCTGGGTTAAAAGTGATCCATATTTCAGAATCCTCTTTACGAATCGTAGGTATCAAGGTATTCCATGAAAATCTGCTAATGGTCTGTGCTTCTTCACACCAGCAAATGTCCACGCCCTCAACTGATTTTACGTTAGCAATGTTATTTTTTAGACCCACAAAGAAGAATTCTGTACCATTCTTACCTCGTATAGAGTTCTGGGTTATTTCATAAAATGTTGACAAACCCAATAACTCGATTTGGTCGCACAATAACTTGTGGACTGAGTCTCTAATGGATGTTTGATATTCCCTGGCACACAATACCCTTAGCGTGGCCATTGCACCCTTGATTAACAAGGCTTTGGCTACCCCGTGAGATTTGCCTGCACCACGACCGCCATAAAGCGTTCTGTATCTAGATTTGACAGGGTTGAATAGGCATGAGAGCTTCTCAGGAAACTCTGCCTTGCTTATCGCTTGCTGGACTTCATTCATTAGGCTTTACAAAACTAACCTGAATGTGTGGGATCAACGCTGCGCCATCTGCTCCAGTCATCTCTTGCTTAACAGTTTCAGACCAGCGCATTTGTGCCTTTGTCCACCAAATCAATGAGGTTGTATCACCAGCCACGGCTTTACTAAACAATGTTTTCGCTATTTGGCCATTAGCTTTGGCTTTACCAACGTTTAATTCGTCACGATAATATTTACGCAATGTCTTGTCATCTATACCCACAAGAATGGCTATTTGTTCGTGGGGCAAGCCTAATCCGCTGGTGCTTTCAACTAGCTTTTTATGTTCATCTGTAACAATATGTTCTCTATTCATTTTATAAAGGGGAATTTAAGCATTTTGTGTTACTTCTGTCAACAATATGGCCTTTTTGCCAGTGTAGTCTTCATATCGTTTTACTATAACATCACAGTATTTTGGGTCAAGTTCCATTAACCTAGCGTGTCTATTGGATTTTTCACAAGCAATTAATGTACTTCCTGATCCACCAAATAAATCTAGCACCAAATCACCAGCTTTACTACTGTTGTTAATCGCTCTCAACGAAAGTTCAACGGGCTTTTGTGTGGGATGAAAATTATTTTTAGATTCCTTTTTCAATTCCCATACAGTCTTTTCGTTTGTTGGCCCATACCATGCTGGCGAACATCCCTCCTTATGCAAATACATACATGGCTCAGAATTAGGAATGTATTGAGACATAAATGCCCCAAGACCAGACTTTACTTTGTACCATTGGATAACAGCTCTAAGTTTTAAGGGCAATTTAGACAATGCCGCATATGTTTCAATAGATTTACCAGAGGCATACCATACATAAAAAGCCGCTCCATCTTTTGTATTAGGTACTGCGGTAATTAAAGCCCCATAAAATAAACCAGTTAAATCATCACCTTCTAACGTGTCAGCTATGATGCCTTTACGTTTTTTTTGATTATGTCCTCCCTCATAAGCAACACCATATGGAGGATCGGTAAACAATAAATCTGCTTTTTGCTTTTCTAATAATGTTTCTACTGCATTAATGCTTGTACTATCCCCACACATTAGCCTGTGGTTGCCAAGCTGATATATATCACCAGGCTTGGTTATTGGGTCTTCTGGTATCTCAGGTACAGCATCCTCGTCTGTCAGCCCTTCTATTATTTCTGGTTGCATAAGCGCAGCCAATTCATTAACGTCAAATCCTAAAATATCTAACGCAAAACCATCGGCCATCAAATCATTTAACTCTATGGTTAGTAACTCATTGTCCCAACCAGCATTCATAGCCAATTTGTTATCAGCAATTATGAGTGCTTTTTTCTGTGTTTGTGTTAAATGCTCTAGTTCAATCACAGGAACATGGGTCATTTTTAGCTTTCTAGCAGCTAATAAACGCCCATGGCCCGCAATAATTCCTTTTTGACCATCAACCAATATAGGATTAGTCCAACCAAACTCTTTGATAGACGCAGCTATTTGCGCTACCTGTTCGTCAGAATGAGTCCTAAAGTTGTTAACGTAAGGAATTAATTCCTCAAGACTGATTTGGGTTATCTGCATTAGTTTCTTCAGGTTTAGGAACTTGTGCTTGTGCGCCAAGGACTAGCTTATTCAACATCTCTTGCATATCCCTGATCTTATGTTCAAGGCTTGCAATGATTAGGTTTAGTTCTTGGGTTGAGTGCTCAAATTTAAACATTACTTCTTTTCCTTCTTTTTGGTTGCAGCTTTCTTTTCAGCGTAGGCAATGGCCACGGCTTGTTTGACAGGTTTACCCGCAGCCACTTCGGTCTTGATGTTCTTTTTGAACGCTTCTGGCTTTGTTGATTTAATTAAGGGCATCTTCTTCTTCCTCGTCATCTTCCCACTCAATGTCATCTTGTACAAATGCCATGATCAGGTCAGCCAATTCAACCCATTCAGCGTCATCAGTTCCGACTTGCTCAATAGCGTACTGGGCAACTTGGTAACGAAAGTCTTTGTCTTCTTGATCCATAAACATGATTAGTCCTCTACAACAGCGCAGATATCTGCTTCTTGAATGATTTGATAATCTTGCCCGTCTACTTTTTGAGTAGGCCAGTTAAGATAATCGCCGTTGCCGTATTTAATGAAGTCACCGATCTGGACATCTTCCACCAATGGGCCGATAGCCACAATAGTGCCCTCATTGAAAGGCTCTTTATTGTTAATGTAGATTATGTCAGAGATATTGCGAACTTGGGGCTTCACAACTACCCGGTCTCTCAAGGGTCTAAACATTGTGTCTTGGCCTTCCTCTGCGCTTAGGTTCTTCTGTCTTAACTTGGTTTGTTAAAACTTCAACCATGCTCGCCAAACAATCGTTTTTCATAGTAAATTCCCCACACCATTCGTTTTTGTGACGATTTTGGTAAGTAGGGAATCTTCGGCATTGGCCTAAGTCATCGCCACCAATAAAATAGTGGCATGAATTACAATCCTCTCTATCCATCACAACCTCCTTTGTGTTGGCTAGAAAACCCTATCAGATTCGTGGTCTTTTAGGGTTTTCGCTTTTTACATATCTTGAGCGTGCTCGTAGCGCTTGTGCTCATAACAAGTGGCTTCGGAAGAACCACCTTTCATTTCACCCAAGCGACCATCAATTTTACCAGCGTGTGAAGCCATTCTTAGACCCAAGCCGTCAGCTTTGCCCATGCCCACACCGCCTTTGATCGCCATTTTACGCTCGCCAGTAGTATCAGAACTCAAAGCACCTGCTGGCACTTTTTCGCCTGTCATACCAGTTTTAAATTTCTCAGAATCCATTTTACCCATGATATATCCTTTGTTTCTTTGCAAAAAACACTACTCTTGTAGCGCTTTTACTATACCACAAATTAAAAAGGAATTTGGTCATTTTCTTCTCTAGGCTTAGGCTCATTCAAATATGCCCAGCCGTTCCAATGCTCCTCAGTTATAGGCAATGTATCCAATTTCATCATTAGCCCGTTTTTAGTCTCAATAATTGACCCTAGTTTTTGGTAACGATTCTTCTTTTCACCCTTGGCGTTTGTGTAGCTGCCGGTGATCGTAGTAATTTCATAAACTGTTTTTGACATCAATATTCCTTAAAATGTTAACTTTTTTCTCAACTTCATCTAAAAATACACTCACTTCTTTTATCAGCATCTCGACATAGTCGTGGTTGTAATCGACCCTATGTATGTAGAGTTGCAGATTCTCAGGCATTCGTGGGTCAAAACTCACAAAGTCACACCATTTTCGGTTAGTACAGCTTAATTGCCATTGGATTTGAGGAATGTATTTAGATGGAACTGCCTGAGTCAAGATCGTCTCAATGTGCGTTGCCGTATTGGGACACTTAATCTCAATCAATCCATCGTCACCCACTAGCCCATCAGGACTTGCCCCTGACATATAGACTACTGGGTGATCTACAAATCCTACTTCTTCTACCATGACGTTCCTAGCCATCTCATAGGCTGCTCTAGCCAATGGTTCGGTCTCTGTACCCCATTGCATTGCTGAGTTGGTAAAACCCTCTGTAGGCTTGTTTGTAAGTCTTTCAACCACTAATTGTGCCTGGTAGTTTTCACGGCTCGCAGAGTAACCTGTTTTTGTCTTAGCAATAATGTTGCTAATTTGTGAACCAGTTGCTTTGCCTAGTCGTTGTAAAAACCACGCTTCTGTTCGTTGTTCATTCATGTGTTTTTCTCCTTGTTAGGCCATTGTGACCAGAATATTGGTTTACCAATTAAATGCTCTTTTTCCATTACCATCGTCACAAATTCAAGTGGCGATACTTGCACAGGCTCATCTTTTGTTTCTAGTGCTTCTTTGATAGATTCAATAGCCTTCATCCTTTTGTCGTAATCAAAATCAGTAAGAGCTTCTAGTGCTATTTTTAATGCTTCATCTTTAGTCATGTCAATCTCCTGGCATATCAGGCATACAAGCCATAGGATGTCTTGGCATGGAGTCAAGACAAGTAGAGCCATCGTACTGAGTCACCCAGATACAGCGCTTGTTTGTCCAAACATAAGTGGCATTGCACTCAGGCGCTCCGTATCCACCATCGAAAGACCAACCATCCATCAATGGCTTGGCTTCTTCAATCGACATCAGCTTGCCTTGGTGCTCTTGCTGAACCTTGTGGTCTTCCTCTTCTCCATATCCACCCCAACCATACTCACCAAAAACAATTCCCTCTACGACTTCACCATCCTCTAAGAAGTCCATCAGTTCCTTGTATGCGTTTAAAGGTTCATTATTCATCTTTATCCTCCATCTCTCTTAACATATTGTTTAAGGCAAACAGTTTCTTTGTGATTTCTGTCTGTTGTTCATGCAAAAGAAATGCCGCTTTGCTCAACGCTTTGTTTGCACCATACAACTCAATGATTTCTTCTTTAATTTCTTCTTTGGTTTTCATTCTTGTCCCCTTGCTCGGATTGCACCAGCACATTCGCTTGCTCCCTCACCCATGAATTCATATCTACCTTGTATGTCTATCCATGATAAGTAAAAACCAT